TACTTTGGCCGCGCCGTAGACCAGCCGCTGTCATATGCGATGCAGTTGTTCAAGTTCGTAGCAACGGCAAGCCAGACAGCATTTACCGGATCAGATTTCAACGGCGCTATTTTGGCGTTTAGCGGCAATGATGTGGATGTGTATTTGAACGGTGTACATCTGGATAGCACAGACTACACACCAACGAGCGGCACAACGATTACGCTTGCCAGCGCCGCTGCATTAAATGACGAGCTAGTAATTAGAGCCTATCGTGCGTTTAGCGTAACTGATACAGTAAGCCGTACTTCAGGTGGGACGTTTGCTGGCGAGATTACAGCGCCGCAGTTCCAGACAACAAACACCAAGGTTCACACGGCTGTGTTCCGCACAAACGAGCAGACGATAGATCAGAATACGACTATTGATGCAGATGAAAACGCTTTAGCCATTGGGCCGCTGAGTATTGATCCGGCGGCGACTATTACGGTCAATGGCAACTTAACAATACTGTGAGGCAAGTATGGCTTCGATATTAAATGTAGACCAAATCAACAACGCGGCGGGTACGTCTGCTGTCACGATTGACCCAAGCACCGGCAAGCCATCGTTTCCGAATGGGGTGACGTTGCCAGCAGGTAGTGTGATTCAGGTTGTTCAAGCTATAACTACTGCTCAACAAACTATTGCAACAGGCTCGGCTGATAACAGTACATTTACAGACATAGGTTTGTCTCTTTCGATAACTCCAGCCTCAGTCTCAAGCAAGATTTACCTTATGGCCTCAGTTAGCGTTGGGCAACTTGGTAACTCCTTCAACAACAGTCTTGGCCTGTTTAGAGGCTCTATAATAGTAGGTGCGGGGTTAACTAGTGGAATAGATACTTATGCGGTTAATGCATCGTGGAGAGCGTTTAACGAATACGCTATGGCACAGTTGCCCATAAACTTTTTAGACAGTCCTGCAACAACAAGCGCAATAACATACGCTGTGAAGTGTAATGCTAACGGCGGGTCATCTTATCCGTCTTATATAAATAGGTCGTCGTATGGAAACACTTTTGGTGGAAATCCAAGTTCTACACTTATCGCTATGGAGATTGCACAATGAGTACTCTCTATGTGGATAAAATCACCGAGAAGACGGCTGGCAACGGTGTGCAGATTCCGGGTCATGTTTTAGCTATGTATCACCATAATATTGATCCCGGAAGCCAATCCACGACATCAACAGCTCTAGTGGCTACGGGATTGACTATTACACTTACACCCAAAACTGCTACAAGCAGATTTATACTTTTGGCGTCTATGCACGAGTGTTACGTCACTGCCTCGGCTAATGCAGTGGGGCTTGCCATTGCAAAAAACGGAACTCGTTTATTTGATACGGACGCTGCAACACTTGGGTATACTGCCGCAGGTGGTGCTAACTATTTTAATGTTAATCTTCAAGCATACGATACGCCAGCGACTACAAGTTCAATTACCTATTCTGTTCTTGTAAGAAGTATGTATGGCCAGTCTGTGGGTTGGTGTTCTGACAACACCCCAGCATTTTTTACTATAATGGAGATTGCACAATGACAAGCGTATTGAAAGTCTCCGAAATCCAAGACCCGACCAACAGCAACACGGCGATGACGATTGATAGTGCTGGGCGTGTGTTGATGCCAGAGAAGCCTGTATTTTTTGCAATCGGTCAAAGCACTGGATGGGTTAATACCACTGGGGGAACGCAAATCATAACAGATTGGGATACATCGGACAGCACTTATATAAACAAAGGAGGTATGATTTACTCTGGCGGAAGGGTAACAGTTCCGGTCGCTGGGGTTTACCGAGTTACTGGTCAAGTTATGTGTCAGATAAATGCAGGTGAATATCTTATTGTAAGACCAGCTAAAAATGGAACCGTTATAAATAACGCGCAACACTACATTGCGGGGGGCGGGCCACTACAACTTCAGGACACAGTATCAAGTAATATATTAGTTGAATGTTCAGCAAACGATGTAATTGATATTAGAATAACATCTGCAAATTCGTCTGTTGAGTATTATTTATCCACATATTCTAACTTTGGCATAGAATTAGTGTCTTAGGAGTAAACAAAATGGCAAGTATAGCAGAAGCACTTACCGAACTAGGCATCACCGAATGGGTGTTGCGCGGTGAGCCAACAAATGAAAAAGAGTTCAACGAGATGTTCCGTAAGGTTACGGGCGCTGACGAAAATGGCTCGGCCATCGAAAGCAGTAACCAAGATGACTGGGGCTGTAGCTGGGCAACCGTCAACACAAAGCTGACCGAGCTTAACGCAGCAGAGCCTTTAAAGCTGCTCCGCGCAGAACGTGACCGCTTGATTGCGGCTACCGACTGGTGGGCATCGAGCGACCTTACAATGAGCGCCGAGCGTACAGCATACCGTCAGTCACTTCGTGACATCACAGACAGCTACACATCACTTGACGATGTAGTGTGGCCTACAAAGCCGGAGTAAGAGATGAGCAACGCCCGAAACCTATCGAAATTACTGGGAACCGATACGCAGATAACTACTGCCGATATTGCTGATGTGGCGTTTCAAGCGAATAAAAACCTCATCATCAACGGTGCGCAACTTATTAATCAACGCGGAGATGCTACTGGGCAAAGTGCTACTGGGTATCATGGGCCTGATCGTTTTGAAACAGTGTTGAGTTTTGCGGGAACATGGTCTGTTTCCCAAAGCAGCACTGCACCCGATGGCTTTGGAAGTTCTTTTAAGCTTGATTGCACTACTGCCGATGCTTCCTTAAGCGCTAGTGATTATCTTGTTCTTTACTATACCTTTGAAGGACAAGATTTGCAGCGTTTAAAAAAGGGAACATCTTCCGCAGAGAAAAGTACACTGTCTTTTTGGATAAGATCAAATAAAACAGGAACTTATCAAGTAAACATGCAGGATCAAGACAACTCAAGGCTCACAGGTAAAACTTATACAATAGATGCTGCTAATACTTGGGAGCGTAAAGTTATTACTTTTGATGGAGACGCAACTGGTGCTTATACCAATGATGCCAATGCCAGCCTGAACTTAGAGTGGTGGTTTGCGGCTGGTTCTACTTTTACTGGCGGGGCTGTTCCAACTTCTTGGGGAGCATTTGCACAAGCAGACAGAGCCGTTGGTTTAAATGTTAATTTAGCAGATAGCACGTCAAACGAACTGTATATCACAGGCGTCCAGCTAGAAGTAGGCGACACAGCCACGCCGTTTGAACACCGGTCGTATGGCGATGAGTTGGCTAGGTGTCAGCGGTATTATTTTAAATCTGGACAACAGTGGATGAGTGGACGAAGTTATGGAGTCAATAATAGTTCGGATGGACTTATTATGCCAATATATTGGCCAACAACAATGAGAGCAAATCCATCTGCATCATTCAGTGGTGGTTCTGATGGAGGCAGTTACGCAGCATTGTATACTGCATATGTTCAAGAAGAAGGTATGTCAGTCAATTTGAGGTCAACTAATGCTAACGACAATGTATGGTGGGCTGAATTTCGTGTTACGGCAGATTCGGAGTTGTAATCATGAAAAATGAAATGAATATCACAAATGCAAGATATGAAGCTGATAGGAATGGTAATAATGTAACAATCATTGTCACTATTGATGGAATAGAAATGCATATTCAAAATCCCTCAGAAGGCAACCGTCACTACGCCGAAATCATGCGCCAAGTTGAAGCTGGCGAACTGACCATTGCGGATGCTGACTGATGCTTGGTAGCCTTGCACTATCAGAACAGGCGATAGCGGCTGACGGCATTCTGCTGTTAGGCGCACAGTCCGTTAGCACTGACTTTACCGCAGGGCAGACCGGTACATATATCGGTATTACTAGCGCAGAAATGAACGCCATTGCTAGCAAGGCATCAATTGCTGTTGGTATATTGGTTGGTATTATAGATGCCACACTTGAGTTTACGCAAAGCAGCGAGGCAACCCGTTTCGCCACGGGTATATCAGGGCAGGTATTTAGCACTATTCAGACTAGCGAGGGGCTTCGCTACGCCACTGGTATATCAGAGCAGGACGCAGCCTTTATCCAAAGCAGCGCTGCAAGCAGCACCCTTAGTGGTATATCCGAGCAAGAGGCAGCGTTTATTGTATCGGCTCTTGGCGGGGCAATCACAAACAACCCCGCATCTCTGGAAGCTGTATTCATACAGACAACAAATGGGATAGCGGTTCGAGGCGGTATATCGGAGCAAGATGCTTCGTTCACGCAAACAACTCTTGGCTCTAGGGTTTTTGAAGCAGACCCTCTGCAAATTAGCGGTGTATTCATACAAACAACTGATGGTCGTCTCTATTGGGACATCTGGACAGGATCTCCGTCAACATCACCACAAGAGTCTTGGGTTCAAATAAACCCAACAGGTGGAACGTGGACAGAGATCAACGCTGGTGGTATAGTAGACATCTGGACACAAAAGGTGGTGTAAATGCCTAGTACATATACAAACAACTCCGGTATTGAAAAACCCGGCTCTGGTGAGCAGGCGGGTACTTGGGGTTCTACGACAAACAACAACTTTGATATCATTGACCGCGCCTTAAATGGTGTTGGAGCGATTACACTTGCCGGTACTTCGCATACACTTACCACAACAGATGGCACTTTAAGTGACGGACAATACAAAGTTCTTGTGATTGGTGGTACGCCGTCAGGCACAAACACAATTACAATCAGTCCAAATGACCAAGATAAAATATACCTTGCAAAGAACAACACTGCTCAGTCTGTTGTGTTCACACAAGGCAGCGGGGGGAATGTTACAATTCCCAGCGGTGCGGCAACGATCATTTATGCGGACGGTGCGGGCGCAGGCGCTGCTGTGTCAGATCTTAGTAGCCACTTTCCTATTTCTGGAACCGTTAACGCAAATCCTCTTTCAATTGCCGGAACACCTGTAACGTCCACAGCGGCTGAACTGAATGTTTTGGACGGCATAACCGCGACAACAGCGGAGTTAAACCACACAGACGGCGTTACCAGCAACATCCAGACCCAACTGAACGCCAAGCAAGCCACAATTACTGGTGCTGCTAGCACTGGTGTGACAAATAACTTTTCTGTTAGCAGGGCAATGGTCACTGATAACAGCGGTAAAATGTCAACTAGCGCTGTAACATCAACAGAACTTGGCTATCTAGATGGTGTTACCAGCAACATCCAGACACAGTTTAACAGCATTAGCACTGAACTTGTTAACGACACTTCTCCCCAGCTTGGCGGTGATCTTGACGGTAATGGATTCAACATATCATTGACGGGCAACAACTACATGCAGCTTGGTAGCTGGTATGTATATATGGACGGAAGTGGTAATTTAATATTTCAATATTCCGGAAGCACAGTAGCTAAAATAGCTACTAACGGTGCTATAACATCTGAAAACGACATTACAGCGTTTGGTTCAGTCTAATGACGCTACCGGCTTCTGGACAATTAAGCTTATCTCAAATAGTCGGTGAGTTTGGGGGGTCTGCTCCTCATGCCCTTAGTGAGTATTACAGGAATGGTAGCTTAGTCTCTTCTGGCAATACAAATGTCCCGACAAGCGGTAAAATAGATTTTTCAGATTTCTATGGCGCGACAGCCACAACAACAAGAGATATTCGTGTTAGATTATACTACTATGCCAATCATGCATATACTGCTTTTGGTGTTACTTCGGCAAATAGCGCGGCGGCTCCTCAGTCATATTCTGGTAGTCTGTTGTTTAACCCATTCACTATTTACTCTCCAGTTTTTAGGGCAGGAACAGGGTTTTTAAATCAAAATCTTAACTTTGGGATGTCTCAGAATAAAAATGCGCAGGCAAGTCAAATGTATTTGTACGGGGGTACAAGTCCAACAGCAGTAAATGATATAGTGTTTTATTGGTACTCTGCATATGTTTCAAGTAGTGGCAATGGAGGCTCAAGAAGTTATTCACTGGTATTTAATTCAAATGGATCAATAGCAAGCCTTACTCAAACAGGAACCACTTACTATTACCAGATAATAACTCTAGCCACACAAAACATTAACAGTAATCACAGGTGGTATCAGTGGAAGATAGTCTCTCCCAATGCGGTAGAAAGTTCTTCGGAAATAATTACTGGTGACCCTCGAAATCTTAGCTCTGTAACACAACCAGCATAGGTTTAAAATGCCGTTAACTAAATTACAGTTCAGGCCCGGCGTCAACAGAGAGTACACATCGTATTCTAACGAAGGCGGCTGGTGGGATGGCGACAAGATTAGATTCCATCTTGGGTTCCCTGAGAAGATTGGTGGTTGGCAAAAATACAGTGCCAATACCTTTCAGGGCACGGCTCGGCGTCTTCACAACTGGGTTGGTCTTGACGGCTCCGACTTTATGGGTGT